CGAACAAGGGATTAGTCATGCTTTGGCAGATCAACTTCGACTCGAAGCAAAAAAAGATAAGCGTATTTCTTACATAATCCACGCTGGTAAAATATGTTCAGGTAAGTCGCTTTGGCGTTGGGTTAAATATCGGGGCATTAATCCACACCATAAGCACATCCATGTAAGTTTTAAGCCAAATCAAAATGGCGACAAGTTCAATATCCCACTACTGAAAGGCAACTAATGAAACTGACCAAAAAACACAAAGCAGCAATTAAGTCATATTTGAGAGCTGTAGCAGCTAGTGGAATAACAGTTGCTTTAGCAATCGTGGCTGACATTCATCCAGCCTATGCAACTATGCTTGGTGCAATTGTTGCGCCTATTGCCAAAGCGTTAGATCCAAAGTCAGGGAGCGAAGCTGATTACGGAATCAATGCTTCATGACAGTCGAATCTTGGGTCGCTATCGTCGTTGGCGTATGCGCCGTATCAACCAGTTTATTAGTGGGTCTGCGCTTTCTTATTAAATCGTATTTATCTGAACTTAAACCAAATTCAGGCAGCTCGATTAAAGACCAGATTTCAAGATTAGAAACTCAAAGTTTGCAACTGCAACAGCGTGTTGATGATCTGTTTGTTTTAATCAGTAAGCGATAATTTCTGTTATGGCGAACACACGGAAACACACTAAACGAAAAAAAGTCAACCGGAGAGTAGTTCGCCACACTCCTGAGCCTTTAAGTAAATTAGAGGTTTTCTATATTGCCAAACATGAAATGTTTAGAGCTGCACGCAAGGCTGGATTTAGTGAGTCATGTGCGCTTTATCTAATGGATAATCCTGAGTCCATGCCTGACTGGATCGTAGGCGACAAAGGGATCATCCCAATTATTCCTACTCCAGATGAGGATGAAGATTAAGCGCATAGCGTTTGTATCAGATCTCCAAGTGCCATTCTTTGATGAGAAGGCAACCAAGTCAGTCGGCCGTTTCTTGGCCAAATGGAAACCCCATCGCACTATTTGTATTGGCGATGAAATTGATTTACCTCAACTTGGGGGTTTCAACGCAGGAACCATCGATGAAATGGTTGGCAATATCCATGAGGATAGATTACTAACTCAAGAAGTTTTAACTTATCTTGGCGTAACTGATGTTCTTGGCAGCAATCATGGAATTAGACTCTATAGATCAATTAAGAAAAGATTACCTAGCTTCTTAAATTTGCCTGAAATGCAATATGAAAAGTTTTTAGGATACGACAAATTAGGAATTAAGTTTCATCCTTTTGGTTTAGACTGGGCACCGGGTTGGACAGCTGTTCATGGTGATGCTTTCCCACTTAGCCAAGTGCCGGGTCAAACGGCCTTAAACGGGGCTAGAAGGCTAGGTAAAAGCGTGGTCTGTGGTCACACCCATAGACTAGGGGTATCGGCCTTTACAGAGGCTTCTAGAGGCCAATTGGGGCGTACTGTGTGGGGTGTTGAGGTTGGCAATTTAGTAGATTTAAGCAGTTCAGGCATGGCGTATACAAGGGGTTATGCAAACTGGCAAACTGGCTTTGTTGTAGCTTATGTCAAAGATCGTAAAGTTCAGGTAATTCCAATACCTATTAATGCCGATGGCAGTTTTATATTTGAGGGTAAGGTTTATGGGGCTTGAAACAGACTATAGGGTTCGCACGATTGATGACCATATCGATGACTTTGAGGATATTAGCGTTATCTAATCGTTATAAAACACGCCGTAAGCGACCTACCAAATAGTCTTGATTTAATTCATACTACATGTATCCAACAGAGCGTTGGGCATGTAGGGAGCGACATGAAACTAGCAGTAGATAATCGAGAAGCTGCATTTGAATATGCTAATCGTGGATGGGCTGTTATGCCATTACAGGCAAACAAAAAAGACCCACACTTTGAGCTATGCAAAAGAGCTTATCTATCAGCAACAACTGACATCAAACTAATTGACTTTTGGTTTGACTTTGATCCAAACATAAATATCGGTATTGCTTGCCAGACATCTGGCTTAGTGGTGTTTGATATTGATTTCCGTAATGGTGGCGAATTGTTACCTGAATTTACACCAACATATACAGTTCAAACTGGAGATGGTTTTCATTTGTATTACAAAGCAAATGCAACTGACTCCTATCGTGGCAAGTTAGTCGATGGCATAGATATTAAGTTCAAAGGGTATGTAGCTGCTGCGCCATCAATACATCCGTCAGGTGCAAGATATACAGTAATCGATGACAGAAATCCTGTTGTCGTTCCAAAAGCAATAAGGGAGCAAGCATGGAAATACTAGGAATGTGGTTATTAATTGCCGGAACTATGGCAGTTGCATGGTGGCTAATAAAGCACACAAATAATGAGCATTACGAAAACGGGTATTGGTCTGGGCGTCAGGATGGCTGGCGTGCTAGTTTGGAACACCAAGAGCGCGTTAGAAAAATGAAGTTAGAGCAGGTTTTCGATTATGAAAAAAACTGAGGATTTGCTTAATGAGGTCATTACTACAATCCAAGAGCGCGGAAGTGTCTATGGACATCCATACTACAATCACAAAAGAATCGCAGGATTGTGGAGTGCATATCTTGATTACCCAATCACACCACACCAAGCTGCTTTATGTATGGCGTTGGTCAAGGTTTCTAGGCTTACTGAAACTCCAGATCACTACGACTCAATTAAAGACTTTGTCGCCTATGGTGCTATCTATAGGACAGTCCTCGAAGCAGTCCAAGATCAAGACTTTGAATGGAAGGAATAACTAATGGGTTTTAATTTAGATGATTATGAGGATGTGGCAACTTTGAATAAATGGTTTATTGGCAACTATCCTATGGGTAGATCTGATATTTCAGTTATTAGTCATGATCCTAAAGATGGTTACATATTGGTTCAGGCAACTTTATGGCGAGATGCTAATGATGATAAACCAGCAGCTAGTAATTTAGCCTTTGGATCGCGTGAAACATTTATGCCTAATATGAAAAAATGGTATGTAGAGGATACTGCCAGCTCAGCTCTGGGAAGGGCAATAATTCTGTTAAAAGGTAGTAATAAGACTGCAACCAAAGATGACATGAAAAGGGTTGAAACAGGTGAACCTAATCAATACGAAAAGAAATTACAAGAAAGGCGTTATGGTGCTCCTGGCACTAAATCCGCAGCTGTTGAGGATGCTTTAAGAGCTTCATTTGCAGTTGAGAATAAGCAAGATGATCCACAAACTTGGTCTGTTGCTGAGGTCGTAGATCAGATAGGTGCATCAACGCCAAATGAGCCACCATCATGCGAGCATGGTCATATTCTTAAGCAAGGCATATCTAAAACAGGTAAGCCATATTATGGATATGTTTGCAAAGGTAAGGTTACCGAGCATGCTAAATGGGCAAAGATGACAGCAAATGGTAAATGGTTCTTTGAAGGGATGGAGTAATGGGATACATCGCTTTTATTAATGGTAAAGGCATTCAAGTTGTCATGGATGATGATGGCGTGCATCTTGAGGAATCAATTATCAAATGCGAGGTTTGCGATGATGATCGAGTCTTTAAGGATGGCACATGTTTCAAATGCCACGAATTGATTAACTATGACAAACCCAACTAAGTTCAAATGTAATGGTTGCAAACGCGACACAGAGTTTTTATGGCTTGATGCCATCGATATGCCAGATGGTTTCAAACTCTACCAATGCATGGACTGCGGAGCTGTGGGAACAAAGAACATCGCTGAAGCTACGGAATTGCCGGACTCAGATATAAGCAGATGCGATAAATGTGGATCTTGGCAGTTTAAGGAAATGCCATGTCATACATGTAATTTGATTGGAGCAAAGTAATGCCAACTTATGAATACAGCTGCAAAGAATGCGGCACATTTGGGTCAGTCCATAGAACTTACAAAGAGGATGATGGGGGTATGAATTGTCCTAGATGTAAGACTGCTATGACAAGAGTTTATTCAGCTCCGGGCATATCATTTAAGGGTGAAGGATGGGCAGGTAAAACCAAATGACAGAGGTAGGATACGATCAGACTTGGAATGAAACAGATGATTTACGGGTCATGACATGCCGTCTGACCTGCGATTATGTTAGGTAGGTATTGACACATATGATACGCTCTAGGCAAGTATTTGCCCTAAAGGCAAAAACGCGAGCCCGTAAGGCTCAGCTCGCGAGGTGCTGGCTAGTCGGGGGAGCTCTGTTTGTTTTACAAACCTTTGCTTTAGATACAGCTG